ATCAATACCTGGCTTCGCTGTTTCAAATTTCTCCTCTAGGGTTGAGGTTCTGGTGGAGAGGGATTGGAGTTTTGGGATGAGTGTTCTTTGCTCTATTTGCCCGTTAGTTACCTTTGCAATTTGCAAAACATTCTTACTCGGCAAATTTTCGCCAGTCTTTATACTTGCGATTCCTGTTCCGTTTTCTGCATTCGCTTGTCCATCATCAATCTTTGATTGATCAACTTCAATATAGACTTTGTAGTTTCATGAAGTAGGGAGTTGGATTTGCTCATCAGACTCAAAGTGAAGTAAAAGTTTTTGCCCGTTACTTCTTTGTGCTGACACGATAGCCTGAATCGGAGCAAGGACTTTATTGTCAGAAATTAGTCCTCATTCTATAACCCCTCAGTCGGTCAGTCCTCTTACTAGAGCAGATATATCGTGGTCATAAGTGATGCTGTTTCCGTTAAGTACCCCTATTCTTTGCATAATTCTTTAATATGAATCTAAAACCTTTTAATACATTATCTTTACATTCAAAGAACTGTTCAATCTCAAGGTCAAAATAAAAAAAATCTGACCGTATTTTTCAGTCAGATTTCTTCTTTTTTTACCCCAAATTAGAGGGATTGTACATTGGTCAATACTCCGAGAGCTTCTGTATTCTCTACTTGGAAGTCGGTTCTGATAGAGAGATAGAAGATATTTGCTTCAAGCTCTGCGTCTCTTTCCATTTCCAAAGTGAAGTCTCTCTGAATTCCCCAGATAAGATTATTTGGATCGGTCATAATCACATCAGTACCATCAGTGATACATTCATGCACTTTCTCATTTCCAGTATAGCTATAAGGAACTGGCGTATCAAAAGTGATAGTTGTCCCACTTTTACTTGCTACAGAACCTACCCATTCAAGAGCAGTCCCGATACCAATCACCAACTCATCACCTACATCGATATTATTTGCACTTGCTACAGTAATAGTCTTTTGTCCTGCAGTATTTGCACTTGCAAGAGTTGTTGATGCTCCACCAACCTTTACTACCGGTCTATCCTCTCTAAGCAATGGAATATCAATAAAGTTTTTCCCAGCATATCCTGCTTGATTTACAGTATTGTATCCTGCAAGAGCTTGATATTTTTCCAAGTAATCTAGCTTTAGTCCATCAGACATAAAGATTTCCAACCCTGAGCGGTATTGGTTCTTGAATGACTTTCTAAGCTTTTTCAATTTTCCAAGGTCAATACTTCTCTTGTCAAATACATTAGTGTCTGAAGCATCTACGATTACTCCAGCTCTTGCAAGGAAACCATCTACTTGATTGAGTGTAGAGATAACATTTGGTGTAGCAGTGGTATCTCCAATATATCTACCATAGAGAGCTGTTTTTTCCAATTGATTTCCTGCTCTTTTTGCAAGCATTCTCATCAAATGTTCCTTGAAGGCAGGACCTTCAATATTATCTTCCAATTCGTCATCAAGAATCACAACCTTTGCTCTCATCTTCTTGGACTTTAATTGGATAGAATCAGTCCCTGCTTCTACCGCTTTCCCGGTAAATTTAGTTCCAGATCTTCCAGCAGGATAGAGCACCTCTTCTCCAATATTTACTTTTGCAATTTCTTTGATTGGAGTACTCATTTTTACCTTTCTTACCTTTTTAAGCAACACAGATTCGTCTTGGATATAATCAATAAACAAATCTGCCTGCTGAGTATTTAAATGCACAAGCTTAGAGTTCCCAGCTTCAGCATTAAATGCTTTCGCAATTTTTTGTGTAATGTTCATTGTAAATGTCAAATAGAGAATAAAAAATTTTTAATTATTAAAGTCCCAAGGATCATTAGCTGATTTATTCACATCTTGCTGCTGATTGCTTGATGGACTTAAACCTTCTAGAGTTTCAACTCTTTCTTCTAGTTTTTTTACCTTCTCCTCAAAGAGTGATTTTAGATCTTCTTTAAGACCAGCTATGCTATCTGCAGATACAAACAAATCAGCATACTTCGTGATTTGCTCTTGCATTGCATTAACCGTCTTTTTAACCTCTTCCACAGTGTTTGCAGTTTTTTCTACTTCCTCATTTTTTGAGTCAGTTTCATCTACTTCAGTTTCTAGCTCTTTATAAACCTCAGCAATCTGTTCACTAATCTTCAAGACTTCCTCCTTATTATCTTCCTGAATCTTAGTGATGAGTTGTGAGTTCAAATCCGCTAGTTTAGCGATTTTTTCCTTCATATTTTGTAGTATAAAAAATAAATACATTATCTTTACATTCAAAGAAGTGTTCAATCTCAAGGTCAAATTATCTTTCCAAATCTTTTTTGAGGCTTTTTAGTGCCTTTTTGTCTGGTTTGTCCTTATTTTTGACTTCATCATAGCTGTTTTGCCCTGTAATAGCAGGTAAGAGTTCCATCATCTCCATCACATATTCCAAAGTCCAGCTCCTGATAGCCTCACGGTCTTGGTGGAGGTAGTGCATCAGTACCCCCTCAATGAGAAGGAATTGTCCAAAATCAACTTCCTTTTTTTTCTGCTCTTTCTTGAGACTTTTATTGTTCACAAGAGAAGCTAAAAAAACCTCCATTTGCCTTTTGTTGAGCTGAGGAGGCTCTTTATTGAATTCTGAAATAATCTTCAGATACCCAGCTTGCGGATCTTCGTTCAGCAGTAAAAAATCTCCCCAAAGCAAAGCTCAGACTTTAAAGTCTTTTCCTCGTGCTTTATAGTTCAGCACCGCTCTCATACTCTTCATGAAGCCTTTTATTGATATAAAGAATCATGCTTTGAATATGATTTTTCGTCCAGTATCTCATTTCTACCTTTTCATTTTTGATGGAAAGATATTCCTTAATGATTGGTTCTCGTTGTTTTTCAGTACTCATACCCAAAAAACGAGAAATAAAACTGGTTTTTATATTAAGAATTTGTATTGCCAGCAATGGTGGAATATCTCCAGCGAGATACTTTACTCCTTGGATTTGGATTTCGTCAATTCTCTCATTTTCATCAAGATTAATTACGGTCATTATTTCAACATTTTTTTTAAATAAAAAGCAAAAACATCTAAAGCTTCTTTTCATCTTTCTATCAGCCCTTTTCTTAGATAACTACGAGCTGGCATGTTTGGTGTTCCAAACTCTTGATAGCGAGCATATTCCATGATTGGAGTTTTTCCCTCTGTTAGTCCGTGCTGGAGATTGACTCCAATCTTTGCTTCCAGATTATCATTTACCTCGTAGGCAATAGATCTCTTCAAGTTCCCTGTTACAGGTCTAGTAAGGTCTTTTGGTGGTCTTGTAGGATCACGAGGAGCGATAGCCCTGATATCGTCAGTAAGCTGTTCTGCTGCTACTGAGAGTCCATCTTTGATTATTCCTCTCAATGCTTCAACTCCAGCTGGATTGATGGTAAAATTAGTCATTGAGCATTTCCACATAGAGAAGTAAATGATCGTCCTCTCCGCCAAATCCTGGAGTCGCATAAACGAACTCTACCTGATATTTTTGCCCTTTATTGTCCTCAATACGATTACCTTTTTCGATTTGAGGTCAGAATTCTAGTCTAATAGTATGCGAAGCTTTCAAATATTCCATTTGATTTGGTCTACTGGCAGTCCCTAGTGTTTGATTGTATTTTGCATCGTTGAGCATGATCAAACAAGGGATATCCTCTTGATCTTTAGTTCGCTCTTTGATTACTTCTCCATTTGGAAAAGTGTTTGATTTTTGCTTTCGCACACTGATTTTTCTATTAAAATCAGACTTAAATGAGCTGAGGAGCGACATACTTAAATTCTCTTACAAGATAAAAGACGAAAAGGCTTCAAAAGCTGATTTCGGTTAGTGGTTTGCTTTACGATACTGGCTTTTTCGCTCTCAGTCCTGCTAAAATAAGAGATTCTAAGGGTGTCTATCTGCTTGGATTGAATTTCTAATTCTCCTCAGTTTTTTTCTATTCTGAGAGCCTCTTTTACTCGTTCCACAAGGGCAGTTTCCAAAGCTTCAGGCAATTGCTCAAATCCTGCAGTATAGTGAACTTCCACCTCTCCCTTGACTTTGTCTGTGAGATAGAGAATATTTTTCTGATATCTTTTTACTTCGTAATTACCTACATTTTCCACCGAAATGATTGGTGCAGAAAGGAAGAGCATTGCACTCTTCCCTACACCAATCCACTCGGTCTTTTTATGTGGCTCTAGTTTATAGCCAAGCTGTTGTTCTAATGCGGATTTTGCATCTTTAAGCATCTCTTCAAGTTTTTCGTCTTGGCTAGTATCAGCAATTCAGAGCCTCTTTTTGAGCTGAGTGAGTTCCATGTTTTTGGCATTTACAGTCTAAATTATTCTTGATCAGCCTCTTCTACTGCTTTTTGTATTTTTTCAATAAGAGATTCTCTAGCTTCTCCTTCTTCAATCTCTACTCCAAGTTCTTGTGCAAAGGCTTTAAGTTCCTCATCACTTGCAGTATCAAGATCAATTTCTGTCTTTTCAGGAGCTTCTTCCTTTTCGAGAGCTTCTGCAATGATTGCTCTTATAGCATCTGCAGTGGTCTTGCTAGGATTTTTAATCTCAATTCCTTTTTCGCTCGCAAATTTAATGAGCTCAGCTTTCGTCATTTCTGCAAGTGCAAGCTCCTTACTATCTTCTACTTCTCCAAGTTTTACCCATCCAGCGAGGAGAAGAGCTTCAGGCTTTTCAACTTCAATAATTGCTCATGGACGATATCCATTGTACATCACATTGGTTGCGTTTTTTAGTTTAGTTAGTGTCATTTTTACAGTATAAAAAATAAAACACCTCCTTATAAGCTAGGAGGTGTTCAATCTCAAGGTCAAATAAAAATTGATTTTATTGTCTTATGAATTTAGAAGTTCTTTTTTCTTTTTGTCAAATTCCTCTTTCGTGAGGATTCAGTCTTTATAAAGCTTCCCTAGTTTTTCTATTTTATCTAAATCATTGTGTTCTGAAGAATGCTGTTGAGGTTTTCACATTTTATCTTCAATAGCTTTTTTTGCATCTTCACATCTATCAATTCAAGAGAATCTTACCGGTTTATCATTCCCTGTAAAAAATTCTAGGACTCCACCTACATGGATATTGATATTATTGATCTTATCATATCTTACTTCTTGAATTGTCTTCAGCCATAACCCACTCTCAAGTCTTACTTTTTCATTTTCTATGATAAGTTTTTTGCTATTAAAACTTAGCATTCGTAAAAAAAATAATCCTGAGGTTATCAAACAAACAAATCCAGCTAAACTATTTCATTCTATAAACTGAGCTATTGCCATAACCAAAAATACTACAAAAAAAAAGAAAAGTGGGAAAGTATAGATTCCCTTCCTCCCAAATACCTTTTGTCCAGATTCATTCTTCATGATAACAAAACTTTACAATCTAAAAAACCACCTATAACACATTGTGACCAAACAATCCCCAAAAGAGAAAGTGCCATAGGTGGTTTTCTTTCTCTTGGGTTTTTTTAGTTTGGTCTTTCCTGTATATAGGATTTTTTACAAAAAAGTCAAGAAAAAACTAACTCTATACAGAGTCAGTCTTTTTATGTAAGAACAGATAATGCTATTCAGGATCTTGCTCGTCAATAATATTGAGGACCGTTCCATCTACGAGTGGAAATGCAGTTACTTCTACATCTACTCCAATACCTTCCTCATTGTCATCGTCATTCAAGAAGTTTAATTCCAAAGCCTCTCCTGATTGATATCCCTTAGGGAATTCAATGGTAAGATTTTTTCCGTATTCATTCGTATTTACGAATTTAAATCTTGAAAGTTTCTGAGACTTCATGATGTTTTTGTAAACAATCTTTTTGACTGCATTTGGAGTGTATTCGTATACAATCTCCACTTTTTTATCTACTGCATTTTTGAATACAATTCCCGTATCTCCGTCAATATTTACGAGAGAATAGTGGGTGTTTGCACTCCAAGCAGTATTTGCACCGTCTTTGTCGTAAGTTACGGTCTTGATAGTTACATTTGTGTCATTAGCATTCTTATGAGGAAGGATCACGGCTTTCCCTGCTACTGCCTCTCCAGCATTAAGAACGAAAGTATCGGTCTGCTTTGTCCCCGCTACTTTACTTACTTCTCCGAGTCCATCAATCTGACTCAAAACATCAAACTTAATTTGGAAAAGCTTTGCTGAAAATTTGGCTTCAGTAATTCTTGTCCTAGGAGCCTGTTCACGATTACTCCACTTTAGTTTTTTGATCTTTCTTGTTACTACAAGCTTTGCGTCATTGAGAGCTCCAAGATTAATATATCCATCTCCAAAATCTGCAAAAAAATCTACAGACCCCATTCTCACTGACTGATCATCATAACGAACTTCTGGTTTTCCCATGGTATTTACTATAAAGGTTAAAAGTTTTCATCTACTAACTTAAATCTTAGTGTTGCATGAACTCCATGCATTCTTTTTTCACTATAATAGGATTGGTCAAGACTCATTAAGCTGCAATGTCTAATAGGAGGAATTTTTAGACCACTAAAGTGCTTAATGACCTCATCAATCAGAGCCTCTGCTTTCCATAATTGTTCAGACCAAGCAGAAATCTGATATATTCCAATCCTTGCGATTCCCTTGCGATGCTCTGCAATTCTAGTGTAGATGAGTGCGGGATCTCATTTCCCTTCCTCTGCTACAACAGGTTTGATCTGCTTTGCTTGGGTTGCGATGCTTGGAGTCCCAGACAGTTGCTGGTAAATGAAAGTATTGATGTTAATCATCACTTTGAATTACAAATAAAGAAGTGTTCAATCTCAAGGTCAATTCATACTATTCAGTATCTTGATTTTTTTGATAAGTTTTCTTTATTTTTTCAAGGAGTTCAAGTTGTTCCTTACTCCACCCTTGCTTAATTTTAAGTACAGAAAAGAATTCACTGTTTGCTTTTGGTACAGCTGGAGTTTTATCTTTGCTTACAATAGAGATTTTATCTACAATCAAATTGATCAAGTTTTTCATGCTATTTTTCAAAAAAGAGTAAAGTCTGACTAGGTATATTGTCCCTTTCATTCTATGGAAATTCAGATAAAGTCGCCCTCTTGGATTTTTTCAAAAGTGTCTTCATCAAACTGAATTCCTATAATCCAAGTTCACTGCGGTATCACATCTCCATTCCACTCCATATCTACAAGCGTCAGATAACTTTCTACAAAGTGTGCAGATTCAATATCAGTTTTCTCTTTGTGATCAACATTCACCGATTTCTCTTGGAGGTTTTTCATAAATTCATATGCTGCTTTTTTAATTTCTTCAGCTGAGATTTTATCCCCATTGAGATCTACTTCATCAGGGACAAGAGCAATAAAGAGAGCAGTATTCTGACTTTCTATCTTTTTTATATTCCTAAACTCCATTTTACTGCCAAAAAAATAAAACACCTCCTTATAGTTCAGGAGGTGTTCAATCTCAAGGTCAAATTATTCTTGAAGGAATTCTTCTTGATGATCAAGAGCTTCTTGAATAAACAATTCTTCGTCTCGGTTCGGGTCTTCTTCTCAAACATACTCAGGGCGATAAGACCACATACTTGGAGAAACCTCATCTTCGATCTCTTCTTCAGTTCTCATATCCTTCATAATAATTGCTCTTCAGCGAGCATTGAGAAGTGTTTCCATTCTTGCCTCTTCTCCTCGTTTTCTAAAAATCGCACAGCCAAGTCCGCTCGTGTCTACTTGATACTTCTTTTTGTATCGTCGCTGGAGGACTCCATTTGCTAATACTTGAGTCATTCGTATAAGTCAGAATAAAATTGTTTGATTGCTTTAAGGGTTTGAGGGAAATACTCCTCAAAGACTTTATTCTTGGTATGGGCTATCACATTCATATTGGCTACTGCCTCTTTCTCTCCATGCTTCTCTAGATAACTCTTTTCGTGGGTTTCATAGTTCATTTCTCCTTTTTTTATTCAATCTATCATATCTAAAACTACCAAAGAGTCAAGCTCAAGTCTTTGTGAAAGTTCAATAGTTGTTTGCGCCTTTCCTGCAATGCCTATTGTCTGCTCATATCGGTAATAGTGGGCGTATTCCTTTACTTTTCCTTGATATGCAGTTTTGATCCGCTCAAAACTTTGCCCGTTCCATTTTTTTATCACTTCTATTTGATCATCAATTTCCTTGAGCATAATCCCTTGGATTTCTTCTCGTCTTTTTTGCATGGTAGGGCTTTGCATGATAGCTTTGTAATGTAGCCAGTGTCCAGCCTCGTGGAGCTCATCTATTTTCTGATTCAGACTTCCTTTCTCTCGCCCAAGGGTGAGGGTGTTTTTGGCTGGATTGAATGAGCTAAAGTCATTTCCACTTAGTTGATATTTTGGCAGCTCTCCAGCCTTCCAAAAATTTGGAGGCAAAACATTATTAGAAAGCTGGTCATAATTCTCAGGAAGTCCGTTCCATGCTCGATATTTGCTATAATCCAGAATCCCATCAGGAAGCTCTCACGGCTTAAATGGACGAACTCTAAGCTTGCATCTGCAGTTCACATGCCCAAGCGGACAAAAATGCCCAGAAAAGAAATCTTGATTGAAAGGTATCCAATCTTGATTTTGGTTATCCATACAGATATCGCTCACTTTCTCATCATTACTGGTTTGTCGATATTTTCGTCCCTCAATTCCTGTTCTCTTCATGAGTTCTTGGTGTTGCTTCACAGTTCCTTGAATATAGGCTGTTCCTACTTCATTATTGGCGATCATGTTAGCCCTATACTTAGAAAAAGCAAAAGAAGTCTGAAGTTTTTCTAGGAGCTCTTTTTTGCTGAGTTGGTTATTGAAGGCTTGGTTGAGGAGTCCATTGATCTCTTTTTTTGTGGTCTCATTGATTCCACTGATCATCTCTCCTGCATGCTGAGTCGCTCGATCTTTTGCGTGCTGATTATCTACTGCAAAGCTCAAACCAAAAGCACCTCACACCTTGTCTTGTTGGATCATTCCGATACTGTATGCTTTACTAAGTGTAGTTTCTGCTTTGAGCGTATATTTTGCGAGTTCTTCTTCCCCAAGCTGGAAAATCTCCTCTTGTGAAAGTTTGGTTATCTTAAATTCAGGAAGTTCTTCTACATAATTCCAAGCCCTTTTGTATTGTAATTCTCGCAATTCCTCAAAAACTTCTCTGAGCTCACTATGAGGTACGAGAAGTTCTTCTCCTCCAAGGTCATAGACTTGGAATTTAGTTTCTTCTTCCATCTTGACCTTGAGGACTTTTTCCGTTGTGATTTTTAATATGCTATTGAGCTTCATAGTCGCTTTTGATAGAGGCTGAAAGTTTATTGATTTTTTCAATATCGTCTTGTCCAAGGGTAAAATTTGCCCCTCCGACACCTGTTGCTATTTCATCTCCACCTACCGGAAGTTCATCATAGTTCATAAACTTTCTGATCTCATTTTTAGTAAAACAACCAGTTGCAGTCAGAATTTTTACCGTTTCAGCGTCGGTTTTTCGTTCTTTAGTATCCACTTTTTTGAGTTGGATTTCTTCTACTTTGCTTGTATATCTTTTATCGTCTCCAAAAAGCTTATGGATTGACTCTAAAATTAGCTCTTGTAAAGGGAATACTGTATTTTTATAGAATGCAGAGAGTGCAGTGGTCGAACTTGCTTTATTGCTATCGGTAGTGTCTAATAAATCATAAGGAATTTGGAATCTCATAGCAATTGACTTCTGGAGGTGTTGCCTATAATTTAAGAAAGCTTCAGTATTGATCTCATCAGAGAGATTAGTTACTGATATCTTTCAAGGAAAAATCATTGTTGAGTGTGCGTTTTCCACTCCTTTTGCTTCTTGCATAAATCGTTCCTTGAGAGCTTCTAGGTCTTCTTCTGCGGTCATTCCGCTTTCATCATTCAGAATTTTTTGTTGAATGAGTCCATTATCAAAATACCCCGTATAGTATTGGTCAATCTGCTTAAGGATAAGAACTTGCATCAATACAGGATAAAAAAGACTCTTTCCCCATCTTATATCGTCACTTTCCTCTAGCTTAATATGTAAAATTTCCGTTAGATTTGGATTAAACCCACAGCTTTTTTCTTGAGTATTATATCTAAGTTCCCAAACTCAAGCTCCACTTGTAGCGTGAATTGTAACCTTTTCCGCCCATTGATCAAAAGGGGTGAAAGCATTGAAAAAGCTCTTTTCAGTCCCGTTTTCTTGCACAAATCCACCCCCTTTGATCTGTTTAATGCTTTTAGCTGCTACGGGGTAGATAGCTTGGATTTCTCCCTTTTTATTCCTTGAGATTTCCAAAAAAGCATTTCCGTATTTAGCGAGAGATTTGGCGAGGAATCCAATTTTTACCATTTTTACAGCTTCTTTAAGAACTGGATCCTCAATATCTCGTCCACTATTGATTCCGAGGGTGATTTTATCTACGATCCCAGCAACGATATAACTTCAGTCATAGACCTTGTCATATACGGAGAAATCCTGAGAATAGCTCGTATACCAATCATTCTCTTTCACTTGGTTGGAAATCCCTTTTTGGATTTTTTTGATAAGAGATCTATTTGCTCCAAGAGCTGGAGACTTAATTTTAAGTACCTTCATTCGTGCAGAAAAAAATAAAAGTCAGATTTTCGTCTTAATGTTCCTCTTTCAATTGTTCATTCTCAAGGACAAGTTCATGATAGAGTTTTTCAAAAAACTCTATATCTAAGCCTTGCTTATTCCCTCCACTTTCTATTCTTCTGAGCGTCCTTTCACTTACGCCCATTTTATCAGCGAATTCCTTGAAATTCATTCCAAAAATAGAGATCCTGATCAACTTTACTGCTTGTCATGGCAAGTAATCAGACTTCTCGTGCCGTTTTTGTAGGGTTTCGATGTAATAGCTATCTATTGCTAGTCAAAAAAAACGGTAAAGATGGTCTAGGGTTTCTTTCTGCACTCTTCCTCATCTGAGAAGAGAATAAAAAGTATTTCTCGCAATCTTCGTCTCTTTGCTCAGCTGAGAGAGACTTTTCTTTCTGATGTATCTTTTAATTTCGTTGATCAGCATTTTATTTCTTTTTTATAAATAAAATCCTATTTCTCTTTTTCTCAAACTCAAAGTATTCCCTCATCATAAAAGTATCAGCAAGATCAGGAGACATTCCAGAGAGAAGGTTTTTTTGTTCTTCCTTCCCGTTTATCTGTTTTTTTCAGTCTTTATCCGCATTTTTTCTCTTGATTGCTCTAAGCTGCTTTTTGAGGAGGTCTTTGATTTTGTATGTTTTCCCTCCTACAACGACATAATCTCTCCTGACTCCATCTACTTGAACATTATCGAGCGAGATTGCAACCTTCCCCTCATTGGTCCTGTAGGCAGTGCGGTAATAGCACTGCGTCTTAAGGTTTGCATAGTTCTCTTTAATCTTTGTATTTGGGTCTTCTAATACTGAAGCTCAGCCTGAAAATCAGACATACCCTCCCATATCTACTAGCCCTCCTCCAATTCAGTCTTGATCTACAAGCACTCTTGATTTTTGAACTTTATATTCTGCTCTAAGCTGCTCTATGTTCTCGTGAAGCGTAGTCATTGCTGACTTAGTTCGGATACGGATTGCCGAGCATTGCCACCCCTTTCGGAGGAATATCACAGCCAAATCTCTACCAAATCTAGCCACATCGCAAGTGATATAGTAGTCTTGAGATTCCTCTATATAATTGGAAAATAAATCTTCCAATGCATGATGCTCATAAATACAACTATTATCAATGGAGATGTTCCAGTTTCCATCAAGAAGTTTGCTCTTTTCTTCCTCGTCCTGAGCGAGGAGGTTGGCGAGATAGGCAGGATCTTTTTCCAAAAGTGCTTCGTTCTCGTAAATATCTCCCTCAATGAAAGTGAACGACTTGACAAGATCCTCAATTTCTCCTTTAGCTAACACCTCAGGGCTAAAAATATGAGGGCATTTTTTTACTACTTCTTCCCTCGTGTCTCCTCGCACGATATTACTATTATCTACTGTAAAATATCTAATCACACCGTCCCTTTCCTTGATAATATAGCCAGTCTCAGGGTCTACTCGCCATTCAATAAGCTCCTTAACCCAACTATCAGGGTCAGGGTTGCAAGTCGCTCTGATATACGGTCTTACTCCACAAGTTGAACGATTTCTTGAGAGAAGGTAAAAAAACTGTTTCTTTGTAAAGTGCGTCAATTCATCAAATCCAATGAACGGCACATTGGTCCCTTGTCGCTTGAAGATGTCTTTCTCTTGTTCCAAGTGAGTAAATTTGATTTTGTTTCCATTCCCAAACTCTCGAGAAAGATCATGTCTTTTTGGATCGCCTCATGCAAAAGGATAAAAACTCATTGCGGTATCTCGGAGACCTCATTCATTCGTAATCTGTGGAGTTTCCCTACGGAAAATAACTCCTCCGAATCAAGGAACAGTAGTAAGGTATCTGAGCGGATCCATCAATATCGCAAAAGTCTTTCCAGCACCAGCCTTTCCTCCACCTACGACAATATCTGCAGGGCAAGAAAGAAATTTCATCTGAAATCACTCCTGAGGTCTGATTGCTATTTTTTCGGTCATCTTCAGTTATCAGGAATAAAAATCTGAACTGGATTCTCTGCATCTCCTTTGAGTGTGGTTTCTTGCTTATCCTTAAAATCAGGATCAGTCCTCTTGAGATATTCAATCGCAGCTCTTCGGTCGCCTTTTATTCCTGCGTGGATAAGTGTCTTTTTGCATCAGATTTTTGGGAAAACCTTTGCAGCATTTATTCTGCTGATAAAATCCTCCTGCATTTCCTGAGTAAAATTGTCAGAAAACCTCCTCTCAGGGTTAATCCAATCGTAATAAGTCTCCCTGCTAATTCCTGCATAAGCACAGGCATCAGTATCACTTCAAGCACAGCGAAAAGCCTCCTCGAGTTTTCTGACGACCTCCTCAGTGAATTTACTCGGACGTCCTCATTTATTTTTCTCTTCAGTTTCCTTGTTTTTTATTGCTTTTTGATTGGCTTTACTTGTGGAGGTCAGGTTTTTTGTCTGCTTCGCCATGATCTTCAGGTTTTTTTGATAAAAATTCTATTGGGATACATTCAGAGAAACAGCCTCCAATAATAACCCAAAAATGAATAGCTCAATATACAATATCTATATCAAAAATTTCTGCTTCCTTTCCTTTGTGGATTCAGTCTATAACAAGCACAATCTCTCATTTTTTGAACGGGATTGTCGCTATGGGATTGTCGCTATGGGATTGTTTGGTCTGTTGCATAGCAATCATAGTAAAAGATTAAAAAATCTGATTTAGATCGAGGTCATCTCTATTGATACAGGTTATCTCTCTTTTTGTGATCCTCTTATACCTCTTCAGGATGACCTCTACATACTTCGGATCCAGCTCAATGTTAAGGCTCAATCTTCCTGCCTTTTCAGCTGCTATCAGCGTTGTTCCACTACCGGCAAATGGTTCCAGAACTAACTCTCATTCTCTGCTCGAATTGAGGATTGCACGCTCTACCAATTCTACTGGCTTCTGCGTAGGGTGTTCGTAATCCTGGACTGGGTGTCTTTTTTGAGTTCGGATCGTAGTGAAGCCTTCAACTTCCGCTTCTTTTGCTCTCTTGATCGCTTGCAGAATCTCTTTATCGCTTTTTTTATATCGTTCGGGATTATCTCGCACGGTCTCCTCATAAATCTCGCTTCAGTATCGTGGGATTTCTTGCCCTTTCTTTTTTGCATAGAAGAAGGGTTCATGCTTGCTCTTATAAGAGGCTCAGACATGGTTGATACTGGGCTTATTCCAAATCAGTTGAGAAATGATCTCAATCCCTGCTCCCATCATTGCTTGTTCAAATCACATCTGTGTCCTGCTAGCATGGAAGATATACATTGGAGTAGACTCTTTCGTGGCTGTAGTAATCGCATTGAATACATCCTCTAAAAAAAATAAAAAATTCTGATCACTCATACGATCGTTCATAATTCCGTTGCTGGTCTTTTTACCCTGTCCTTTGTAATTTACATTATACGGTGGATCAGTGAACAGGAGGTCAGCTTTTTTACCTGCTAATTCGGTGAGTTTGGTATAAGTTTCTATCTTTGTGCTATCCCCACAGATGAGATAATGTTTCCCATTCTTTCCCTCTAATTCAAAAATATCTCACTCTTGAACGATTGGGTCTGGTTGTATTGCTGGAACTTCGTCCTCTTTGTCCTCGTCTCGTTCTTCCTCCTCAAGCTTGAGATCAAATTCACTAAAGAGATCATTCATCCATTCATCGTTCAGCTCCTGAAGTTCGAGTTTCAGATTGTCCAAATCATACTCGCTAAGGTCAGAGAGTCTATTATCTAACAGTCTGTATTTCTTTTTCTGTTCCTCTGTTAAGTCCGTGTATTGGATAACTGGGACTTCTTTTAGCTTCAGTTTTTGTGCAGCTGCGAGTCTTCAGTGTCCTGCAAGAATGACAAAATTTTCATCAACCAAAATTGGAGCTCTGAATCAGAGTTCTTTGATACTTTTCGCTATTTGTTTTACTTGCTCTGCATTGTGGATCTTATTATTCCTCTCGTAGGGAATGAGTTGGTCTAGTGGAATATTTTGGAGCATTATCTTCAAAAAAAATAAATAAATCTGGCTAAACTCTCTCATAAGTCTCCTTAAAGATGTCTGGCTTGCAGGGATAGTATTCTCCTTTGACACCCTTAATTATGTAATCTCATTCAGAGATTTTCATATCTCACTCCAAAGTTCTGACATAAATATTTCCCGCAATCTCTACTATTTTCGCATCAGGAAAGATTTTTTTCAAAACCTCTACAGTAGTAAACCTGATCGCTTCTATTACTACAGGCTTCTTTCTGTATTGTCTTACCCTAGGATTCTCTTTCTCTTCTTGCTCTTCCTTATATCTTCTGAGTTCTGCAACCTCTTTCTCAAGTTCGCTAATTCTTCTTTCTTTATGATCTATCTCTGCTGATTTTGGAAACCAATCACTAATTCTGTTAAAATCCCCAATATTCGGATAGGTTGGAGTTGGTCGGTTTGGTCTGTTCTCTGGCATATAACACATTTTTTTATTTTGTAAAAAAATAAATAAATCTGAACTACGATCTTGTTTTACCTTTAGATTTCGGCTTTTTCTTTTGAGAAATGTTGATTCTCTTGACCTTCATCTTTTTAGCCTCTGCGTCCGTACAGTCTAGGCATAACTTACCCTTGTACCGTGGAGGGAGTCCTGTTCAGCAATGAGGGCAGATTCATACTTTTGGTTTTGTGTTGTGCATGATATTATGAAAATATATAAAAC